TCGCTTGTATCTTTCTTTGGTCTGCCTGTTGTCTTGTTAGATCTGGCTTGACCTTCTTTTATTCTCTCTCCTCTCTCCTCTCTACTTAACATAATAGCCTAAATTTTTGATTTTGATAAATAATTTTCTAGCATCTCTTATTCCTCTTTTGTGACTGTGACAAAGGGTCTTGATCTTATATTTTCTAAAATCTTTTCAATCTTTGATTTTCCTCTAAAAGAATAAATACCAGTAATTACAAAGCCTCTTTCCATAACTTCGGCAATTTTGACTTTCCTTTTGGTCTTACTGTTTTCAATGAGTATAATATTATTTTTTCCATTTGTAATTTATATTTTATTTTAATTTATACCAATTTTTAAAAGTTAATACTGGTCTTTGATTCTCTGTTTCTTCATATTCATAATCATAATAATCAAATACATCTTCGATATTAGCCGTTTTTAATTCTACGGCTTGCTTCAGTATTTCTGGCTTTATAAACCACTCCTCATTGATTACTAAAATGTCCCCAATGTCTCCGCCTACCCAATAGCCTGATATTGTTTCTCCATCGTCAGAGCCATCGCCCGCTTGAAATTCTGTCCCTTCATCTGATTTGCAACCTTTAGGTTTTCGGTTTTCATATTTATAAAAGCATGTATCTGAATATCCTGATCTTTCTAGTAGCTCGATTAATAAATCATTTGTTGCTTTGTTATATGCTTTTAGTAAGTCTTGTGTTTTAGTGCAGAATTTCATAGTTTTTTTATTTAAGTTTTAAGGGAGGTTTTTTATTTATCCTCCCTCTTATATTATAGCTTTGAACTGCCATATATTTTTAAAACATCTTTTGCTAAATTTTGAATAATAACTACTGATATCCTTGATGTTCCGTCAATCGTTGTTTTTGTTACTTCTTCAAATCTACTAATAAAATTATCCATTCTTTCTACTGTGAAGTTTTGTAGCAGTCTTTTTGCCACTATTTTTAATTCTTTTAATTTTTTTGTGTTAGTCATAGTTTTTTTATTTAAGTTTTAATTTGCCTTGATCAATTACAACTGCACCCATACGAATCCACAAATCAACTACTTTAGTTAAATTGCGTGATATATTATTTAGATTCACTGGTGATTCTTTGAGTGCGATTGCTAAATTTCTGCGACTTTTAATTTTCATAGTTTTTTTAATTTAAATTAAAATTTAATTAATTACTAAGCTAAGTATAAACAGGTAATTCTAAAGTGTCAAGTAAAATATTTATTTTTATTTTCCCCTTTTTTTTATGGTATTTGACGCACTTCTTCTTCTCTTTCTTGATCTATCTCATTTAACCAATTTTCTATCTCTGTTTTTAATTCATCTATTTCTTTTTGTGCTTCTTCTTCTGATAAATAATAATTATAAGTTAAGTTAGCTTCCCTCATTTTATATCCTTGTTCTTTGTATTTAACTAAGGGAAATATGGTTTTGTCATAAAAATCATTGAAATTAGTTTTTATAAAAATAGGTGAGACGCAATAATCAGAATAATAACCTTGATGTAGTTCTATTTCTATATGGTCAATAGCTTGTTTTAATTCTTTTGCAAATTCTTTTTTACAATAGCAATCATTTCTGATAGACTCTAATCTATCAGTACTAAACAAATCTTCCAGATCAAAAAAAATAATTGTGTTTTTTGGTCTTTCTGCTTGTAATGAGCGTAATATTATTTTTTTCATAGTTTTTCATTTGGTGACGCATCTTTGGAATTCTACCAAACCTTTCTAAATCATGAATTTAGACTGCTCCGCAGAGCTGACCGCCATATTTTTAATATAATTTTAATTTAACTCTTTTATCTATTTCCGCCATTCTTTCAGGTTTTAATAAACTTCTTACAATGTTTCTTTCTTCCTCTATTGTTTTTGACTTTCTTTTTAAGATATTTTCAAAAGTTAGTTCTATATTTTCTGGTGTAGGCTCTAAATCATTATTTACCATTTCTAAAGCAATTCTATATTGCATTTGCTTTCCTTCTGGAGTTAATTTATTATTTAAGTTAGTCATAGTTTTTTTGATTTGAGTTAAAATTTAATTAATTACTGAACTAAGTATAAACTATGGTTTTTAAAGTGTCAAGTAAAATCTTTTAAGTAAGCGTTTTTATTAATTCTCATCGATATATTATTTGATACTTAGCAATCTTTTAATCTCCTGATTTATCTTTTCTTGATAATCCTTGATATTATCAATTATTGGCTCTGATCTTAAACATAGATCATTATAATTTTTTAAATGATCAAGATCAGATAAATTATGAGTTGCTTCATCAGTAATTTTGTCAATCTCTCTATTAAAAAGAGATTGAGCAATTTCAATTTGATATTTATTGAAAATAGAATTTTGATCATTATTATTTGTCATGTTCGTTTTATTGATTTTAATTAATTACTGAACTAAGTATAAACTATGGTTTTTAAAGTGTCAAGTAAAATATAAAATAATTTTGTTTACACACGCCACACGGTGATGACTTGGCATTTTTCCCTTGTTGGATAAGGGTTTATTTTTTTTGTGTTTTTGGCTTGGAATCAATCAATTTAATGATTTCTTTGTTAATCTTTTTGTATTCTTCAAGATCTAATGATGGGAAGATGGGTAATAGCTTGTTAATTAAGCTTTTTATAATTAGGTTCTTATCTTCTAGCTTCAATAATGCCTCTAATGTTGTTGGTGATACTCTTTTAATGATTGTTTTGTTATCTAGTAAATCCATTATTTAACTGGTGAATTAGTGTAAACATTGATGATTTTATCGTTGCCATCTCTCTCCTTGTTGGTGTATAAGTCTTTATTGTTGTTACAAAGGTCAAATATGATCCCTGCCGTTGCCTTGCCTTCATTAAGTCTTTCCTCTTTATCTGCTAGTATATGTTGCCTAACTTTTTCGATGGTACTAAAAAACTGCTGATTCTCTTGGTAATTTCTTATTGTGTTCGTGGTGCAATTAAGAAAAACTGCTAACCGCCCTAAAGTCATAGGTTTTTCATTTTCTTTTATCCAATCATAAAACTCATCTATTTTTTTTTGTAATTCTTCTGTTGATTCAAATAATAATGGCCTTCCTCCTAAGTCCTTTGCTTCTTCTGTCATTTGTTTAGATATTAATTGAAATAGCTTTATTATATATCCTTGTTCCTTAATGTCAATTTTTTCTTCCTTCTGCCTTATATTCGAATACATCTTCTATATCTAACTTTAAACAATCAAGATTTTGTTCTATTGGCAATGCAAATTCTTTTCCTGATTCCTTTTTGCTCCGCCTAACAAACTTGTTAAATAATCTTTTCATTAATTCTTTTTGTTTATCATTTGGATTAATATCGTTAGTTTCGATATATTCTGCTATAAAGGTATTTCCTAATAGCTCGACATTGTCTGATCCGTGTTTTTTTATTAGTTTATTAGTCATAGTTTTTTAATTTAAATTTTTTTAAACTCCTAGACATTTCTTGTATTCAATGCCAGTTGCTACATCGCATTTACTAATGCCATTTGCCATTCCTGAAAATCCTAGATATATTAAAAAAATCCACAATAAAAATTGTGCTGATTTATAAATTATTCTTTTCATAATTATTTATTAAATTGTTAAATTCTTTTTTCTGATCTGTTGTAGCTCTTTGATCAAAGCAAGATCCGAGTATAAATTGCTTAGCCTTAGGATTTTGCCTTACCGCCTCCAATACTATTTCAGGAGTTTTATGTAAAACAAATTGCAAAGCTAATCCATTTATTTTAACCGACTCTAAACATTCTTTTTCAGTCTGGTTGTATTTAAACATTAATTCAAAAGGGTTCATTTTTTTATTAATTTTAATTGATTACATTATTAGTGTAGTATATTAAACTATGTTAGTCAAGAATTATTTTAATTTAATTTGATCTTTAATTTTCTTTAATATCTTTTTTATTGGTTTGCTTATATGCTCCATGTTAAAAATTATTTACTGATTCTGTAAATCTTGAAAACTTACCTTCAAACTCAAAGCCGACGACCCCTGTTGCTCCGTGCCTATTTTTGGCAATTATTAACTTTCCATTATTAGAAAAATAGCCTCCGCTCTCTTCTTGGTTTTTGTCCCTGTGTAATAATATAGCAACATCCGCATCTTCTTCAATACCACCCGAACCTTTTAAATCATTAACTGTTGGCTCTTGGTTATTCTCAACTCCTTTACGGCTAATTTGTGCTAATGCTACAACTCCTACATTATACTTTTTAGCTATTTCTTTTAATCGGCTTGTGTTCTCTTTTATGGCACTAGCTTCATTAAAATTACCTTGATTTAAAAATCTTATGATCTGGATATAATCAATAAAAACCATATCTACTGGCTCTATTTCTAATTGCTTTTTGATTATGTTTTCAATCTGTGATACATTAAGAGATGATGAATCATTAACATAAATATTTAATTCTCTTAGATTCTTTTTAGCTTGTTTGATTGATTCTAATTCTGATTGATTAAATTTTCTGATTTGTAGTTTATAGCCATCAATACTAACCATATTACTAACAAATTTTAGGAATACATTTTTTTTATCAACTTCTAGTGATATAAACAGGCATTTCTTACCTGAATCACTAGCTTTTAATATCATTTGTTGAGCGATGGAAGTTTTACCAACGGAAGGTCTAGCACCAATTACAACTAATTGCTTCTTATAAAAACCGCCATTTAATATATTATTTAATTTATTAAAACCTGTTGTTACAAAATCATTATCTAGTAAACTCCTTTCATCATTTTCAATATCAGTAATTACCTCTGATATATGTTGCACCTTTTGAACTGGATTATTACTATCCAATTTTAGCATATCGTTCTGTAATTTAGAAGATAAATAATCAAAATTCTTGTCTTGTAATGACTCCTTGCAATTCTCAATCAAAACTTCTAATTCTCTTTTTTTCCACAGCTCAATTAGTGTTTTTGCATAACCTCTTATATCGGCAGTTCCACTTGCTAATTGTATTAATATTGAAAGGTATTTACTGCCCCCTAGGTGCTTAAAAGCTACATTATTTAAGCAACCCTTTAGGGTTACAGGGTCAGCAGTTCCGCCTTCTTTTCCTATTCTTATAAACTCCCTCCAGATAATCTTATGCTCTTCATAATAAAAATGCTTTTCTTCTAAAATATCAGCTATATTTAGAAGTAGGCTATTATTCATTATAGCAGATCCGATTATTACTTGCTCTGCTTCTATGTTCTCGTATTTAGTCATTGCTTTTTTTATTAATAGCTTTTTCTCTATAAATCTGATTATGTAACTCTTTAATCTCCATATCCAGATCTACTAATTGATTAATCAATTTGTTAGAATCGTAATTTTTTAACCTTTTTTCTTGTGCTTCCTGTTTATCGTTAAGGTCATTTATATATTTTATAGACTCTTTAGATGTTCTAATTCCTTTTCCTTGTGTATCTTTTAACCAGTCGTTAAATTCTAATTGTATTTTTATGAGTTCTGAAGTTGGGTCATTGTTTATGTCGTGAGCTATTTTTTGCCTCTTTTCCTCCATTTCTAACAACATTTTTTCTAGTATTTTTATTTTATATGTCATAATTATTTTAATTTAAGGTTAATAAATATATTCAATTTCTTTAATTCCAAAATTATCTTTTACAATTTTTCTAATTTCTTGTTTCTGATCTTCTGGCAAATTATTAAGTTTTTCTTTATTTTCTTTCGTTGTGTGAAAACAAGCCAAATTTGAGTTTTTAATACTTATTCTATTAATCAATGTAGCATTTATCATTTTATTGATTAAATCGGTTGTGCGTTGCTCTGTGTTTGATTGAGTATCTATTTCTAGGTATTCTTTCCATGTTTCACCGTTTAAAAATGATATTACTTGTTTTGTGTATATATTTTTAGTATGGCAGTTCTTAATATAAATTTTAGTTCCTCTGATTATATCTTCAAATTTATTTTTAGATAAAAGCTTCTTAAATTTATCTAATGCCTTTTCTTTGTTTCCTTTAGGGGTGTGCAATATTTTGTATTCATTCCATAATTCTTTAAATTGTGATTCTATCAGACTATTTACTTCTTTCTTTTCTTTCTTTTCATTCTTAGTTGTGGTTGATTGTTGTTTGATTGTTGTTTGGTCGTTAGTTGTTGGTTGTTCTATTTGCTGGTTGCTGTCAATTTTTTTATCTTGATAATCGCAATAGTTCTCTACCTTTATAATAGAAAATTTGTTGGTTGTTGTTACTGCTATTTCTTGGCTTAATTTTAACTTATTTAAAGCTGTTTTAATTTGTTGCTCTGAAAGACCAGTTTCCTTTGAAAGTTCTTTTCTTCCTGTCAAAAACTCCCCTCTTTTGATCAAAATACCACGCCAAGTTTTATCTTTAAAATTAGCTTTTAATAATAAATGAATAAAAAGGGTTTTGGTTGGTATATCGTCATACCATTCCCATTCTAAAATTTTTCTTTGTAGCTTTATAAATCCGCTATCTATTAAATTTGTCATTATTTTTAAAATTACCTGTTAGAACCTGATCCTTAATATCGTTTGAGTAATGCGAAAATTGCATTTTTACAGCATCAATAATAATCTCTGCTGCGTTTATTTCTTTTAATTTTGTTAGTATTTTGGCAGTATGCCTACGATGAAGTCTATTAACTTCTTGAATTTTATTTTCCATATTTAAACTTATTACTTAATTACTTGGACAACCCCATTACGAGGCGTCCGTTGTTAAATTGTTTTGTGGAACGATTTTAACATATCTTATTATTAACCTGTAATTTTAATTGTCAAGAGAATTTTAGACATAAAAAAAGCCGTAGTCTATACAGGCTATGGCACACCTAATAAAAGGCGTGTGTTATTTTAAGGGGGGCTGTAATCAACTAAATTTAACTATGAACTAATGGACATCGTGAAATGAGTTTCCCCCCTTTGGCTTGAAGTGAAAAAAGCCAGATCCATATTACGAAATGACTTTTATTTGTCAATAGTAAATAAAAAGTTAAAAAAATACTTGACTAATACAATTTAATGTTTTAAACTAGATTTTGTAATTAATTAAATTTAAAAATAATGACAAACAGATTAAACATATTAAAAAACTCCTTAGAAAAGAAAAAAAAAGTTTTAGATCAAAGATTTAAAACGCATTTTGACGATGTTAAGAGCGGAAACGGTCAGCCAATGAATGACAAAAGAAATGGAGCTACTACTCTTAAACGATGGGATAAGCAAGAAGAAGCTATTAGGAATCAAAATAAAGAAATTGAAAAAACTAAGAACGCAATCGAAAGGGAGGAGTCAAAAATAAAACATTGTGAAGCTGTTAATAAAGAAATACCAGAGCCAATTTTAAAATTAGTAGGATCTGGAGAATTAGCACAGTGGAGAAAGTTCCCTAATAGATTTTTTGTTACAGGAGTTAAAAGTGGTCGTATTATATGGGATATAAAAAAGCAAAAATTATTATGCAGTCATATCGCAGAAATACCAGACGATCAGTATGCAAAATTTAGGGATATATTTAACAACTTAAAAAAAGAATTAACTAACTTAAATTAAAAGTAAATCAAATAAATAATCATGAAATATAAATTAACTAAAAATAAAAAAACTATTGGAGATGTTACCTTGTACCAAATCGAAGCCTTAAAAGATTTCTCAGATATAAAAAAAGGAGATCTTGGAGGTTGGATAGAGAAGGAGAGTAATTTAAGTCAGCAAGGCGACTGTTGGGTCTCTTGTCGTGCTAGGGTTTATGATAATGCTATAGTTTCTGATAATGCCTGGGTTTTTGGTAATGCTTGGGTTTCTGGTTGTGCTAGGGTTTGTGATAATGCTATAGTTTCTGGTAATGTTATGGTTTATGGTGATGTCTGGGTTTATGGTCGTGCTAGGGTTACTGGTGATGCTAGGTTTTATGGTGATGCTCAGGTTTCTGGTAATGCTATAGTTTCTGGTAATGCTAGGGTTTTTGGTAATGCTAGGGTTTCTGGTAATGTTATGGTTTATGGTGATGCTTGGGTTTCTGGTAATGCTAGGGTTTATGGTCGTGCTATGGTTTGTGATAATGCTATAATTAATTAAATAAAAAAGTAAATCAAATAAATAATCATGAAATATAAATTAACTAAAAATAAAAAAACTATTAAAGAAATTACCCTA